TGGTATTCGAGCTGATCGAGTTCACTCGTATAGTAAGCGCCCTGTACGCCCACGTTGAAGTCACAATAGTATTCTTGACGGATAAGCTCTTCAGAGACCCCCATTTTCCGCTCTGCTTCGATGTCTTCAGGGGTGATGACCGGTGAGCCATCATGACGCTTAGTATCGTCAACCGTATGCTTTCGTACAAACCATTGCGGATTGTTTACCGCATGTTGGAAGAGGTGGTACGAGTGGTTTTTGCCTCTGGGGGTGCCTTGAACAATCTCCCAGCCACCGTTCTCCACAAGGATGGGATTAAGATATTGACGGCTAAGGGGATTGTGAAGAGAGTGCTCAGAATAAATAATTCCAACAGGATTAGTCCCCATAAGGGCATCGAAGTTGTTAGAGCCACCCAGCTGAATAATAGATCCATTTTTAAGCTCGACGTTCATTTCCGTTGAATTGGGTTTGTGTATTATCGACTTAGGTATATAGTCTAAGAATCGTCGACCACCCCCGTCTATCCCCTTCCAAATAACCTTGCGTGCCTGGTTATGCTGTGGGAACAAATAAAGATACGTGCCTACACGCTCACATGAGGCCATAACTAAGAGGTTTAGGCAAGTCAAATCTTTACCCGCTCGCCTATGACAAAGGTAGTAAATGTGCTTATATCGCTCGATAAAGAAAGCACGCAATAGCTCTCTTTGGTAATCGCGGGGATTAAACCTGTCTGGGAGAGGAACGATCACTTATCGCATTCTTGACCGATAGTACAACTCTTAGGCATTGGTAACTTAATATCAACCCCGGTCTCGACCTTCAGCACCTCTTCTGCGGCAGTCTCAACAGGGGAATTAGCAGGCAACACACCAAGGTAACCCAGTGACAATATGATGACGCATCCAATTGCGATAGATAACCACATAATTTTGCTCCCTGCTAAATTATATTGCATTGAAACTACTTCTTTTTGCCCTTCATGCCTTTTGTTTCTTGCATGTCAGACTTTTTCATTTCCTTTTTTTCCATCTTGTCCGCTTTTTTTGCTCCCGATTTTTCCATTTGCTTTTTCACTTGCTTGCTCCTTGCCTATGAACCTAAAATAATCTGCAACAAATTCTTCTTTTGTCGCAGAACCTTTGCTGGAATTGTAGTACTTCTTGTACAAACTCCAAATGCCGTCTAAGTCTTCTTTTTCTGGCAATACATCTGGTAATCGCAAGAAAAAGACTCTTGTCATAATTGTAGACAACTTAAGATTAAAAACCAAATGCTCTGATGGAGGCCGCTGTAAATATCTAAGGCTGTTAAGAATCCTTGCGGCCAAAGGAGCATCATTACTGAGGTAAGTATTCCACAAAGTATCGTAGGTAAAAGGCTCCATCTGGTAAACACCAATAGCACTATTAGCGTCGCCATCAATTTGAGCAACATAAGAACCGCCCTTACTTTCATGCGCCATGATAGCGACCAAAAGTTCTTCAGCGTCCTTGGAGTAACAATCAATGTCTTGTAAAGCTGGCTGCAGTATTTTCGTGCGAAACTGTACATTATCTAGCATGGATCCCCCTTGATAAAACATCCCTTGACGTAATCTTCATACGCCGCCATTGCCTCATCCAGACTATAGCACACGAGACAAATATAACCACGGAGGCGCAAACGCTCCATCATCTCAATCTGATGCTCTTCTGGCTTATTGGGGCGGATCTTAAATTCAATATAGAGACCATGATGGCCATGCAATGGGTAGGGTATAAAGGCGTCAGGAATGCCCGCCTTAACCCCCTGAAGCTTTAAGCTGTTGGCTTCCAGCCTATGGCGCGAACCGCCATTAGGGATAGCGTGCGCCACATGCCAGGTGAGTTTATCACGATAGAAGAGCCATCTAAAGAAATGAGTTTGTAAAACGGCTTCTGGATTTCCGCGTTTCTTTTTCTTCTTAAGAGTAGCGACCGCCGTCGCTGATTCCTTCACCAACACCTGAACCCCCAACACCATTAGGCGAAATACTACTTTTCTGTTTTTTGTTCATCATAATAGAAGGATCTCCCACATAAACAAAGGGGTTTCTGCGTGCCTCATTGAGTCGACTGTCGTAGCCTAATCTTGCTGGCCGAAACTTACCCCCGTCCTTCATGTTAGTATCCTTGTGGATCGAAATCAGGCATCGTTCGCTTCATATCCGCGTGCCAAGGCTGGCAGGTCTTTTCATCCCCCACGGTTAAACGCTGATCGATAGCAGGGTAAATATCATTGAAATCACCTACCATATAAGCGCCTCTACCCTCAACAATGACACTCGCATTGTCTTTTACATACATTTGGCCGCTACCCTTCTTAGATGGTTTCATTGCGCTTCTCCTGGGGCATTGTGATGTCTTGAGCGATCGCCACACGAGCCTCTGCCCGCGGCATTCCTGTGTGAATAGGGGCACCCATTTGATGCAAAATAGTAGGCATGTCATGACCATCATGGTAAGCCTGATAGGCCGCCTCTAGATTGACGTGAGGCATACCACCTCTGGCCTCTAGCAATACGCCATGTTGTCCCATTTTGTTTCTGTGCTCAGCATGTAATCGCTCTCTACGAGCCAAATGCGAGGCCTTTAAACTGTTCTCTTCCATGAAAACGTGCTCCTTAATCGGTTACTGAAAGTATAGACTATTTATTTCGATCCTTTCCTTTAGCCTTCGGCTTCTTCTCCTTACCAGCCTCTTTAAGGGCTATGGCCACCGCCTGCTCGTGCGGCCTTCCAGAATGCTGCAGTTCACCAATATTGTGACCTATGTTTTTCTTACCCTTCAATAATGGCATACTATCCCCCTCACATTAGCAAATTCCAGACCACTGCATTTCCGGTAACTATTATTACCGGCACTCTAATTTCACTTTAAGCACAATTAAATACAATTACACTGACTTTACTAGCATATATGTCAAAAGCGCCCAAGCAATCACAAAGCTTAAACTAATCCACTTAGCTTGAGTCATACATCTCTCCTATACAGTCTTTTGTCCATTTTAGCCTCTATACAGTACTTTTTAAGTACCCTTTTACATCAATAGAGATCCAGTAATACCCGCGCTATTAATGTTTGCCGCTGTTGCGTAATAAGTGGCAGTCCCAGCGGCCGCATATTCAAGCCAAGCATAGTAGGTTCTTCCAACTGTAGGGATGGCAGAGTAGATAGCGGTTACTTCATTAATTACGTTGGCTGTACTGTTATACCCTTGAAAAATGTTCGCAGAGTTGACCGTTGTAGAACTTAATCCCAAACCAACGCTAGAGCCTGTGCCGCCATTGGTATTGGCAACCTGACAATTTAAAGTCACATTGATTCTATCTTCAGCAACACCAACAACCGTATCGATTTGATTTGCCGTCGAGGCGTTTGCTTGCCGCCAAGTCGCCGTTGCATAAGTCCAGCTACCGGTTGCCGTTGTCATGGTTAAAGCACGCTCAACACGATTATAATAATTCCAGACATATCGTTTAATTAAACTGTCTTCCGTTTGTCCAGCAACGGTTGTTGTTCTAAAAGAACCTAAATATCTTCTGTCTAACGCGGCGGTTTTACAATAAACACCATCTTGAATAGCAAGCACTGTAGCTCGGGTTGTATCGTTTGTCCACGCAACCGCCTCTAAAGTTAAAGTGCCCGCGTTGTCATACAAGAAAATATCGTACATTTGGCTTGCAGCATTGGGAACAGCCAACGTTACTTGAGTAAATTGATAAAGTTTCCAAGCGCCCGCCGTATAGAGCGTAATGTAGTTTCCTTTGTAGGGTGTAAAATAAATATTAGTTGCGGCTGTGACATCTGCTGTTGTCACTGCTGTGTTGGTGGTTAATGTCAGCCTGCCTTGCGCAAAACTATTTAATATAACATTGATTGTGCCAGCCGCTGTTATTGGCCCACCCGTTAACCCGGTACCCGTTGCAACGCTCGTTACTGTACCGCCTGACGTATCAATCGTAACCCACGTTGCGCCATCAAGCGTTGCCTCAAGAACATTTGTCTGATTGTTGAATCGCAGTGTACCCGCACCACCCGCTCGCGCCGCTGTGTTGCCACTTGGTAAAGTTGTGCCTGCTGTTCCCGGTAATACAGGATTGTTCGCAAGACCGATAGCAGGGGTTGTGCCACCTGAGCTCGTCGTTTGATTTGCAGTACCAGTAACAGCGGTCACCGGTGCTGCACCACTGGCGGCTGCTGTGATGCGACCATAAATGTCTATTGTGATATTGGCATAAGTGTAAGCTGCTGCACCGACACCAGTTGCAATGAGGTTGATAACCGGAGTCGTGCCGCCCGTGCTTGAAATGTTTCCAGCCGTTCCCCCAACGTTCGTAACACCACCAGCGATAATTAATTGTGAAAACGTTATCGCGTCTGTTCCGATAACTGCTACTGTTGATCCTTGTATCCAAGCAGTACTTGCAAGGGTTGCTCCGTTTTGAACAAGAATAAAATCACCGGGGTTAATTTCAGCCGGTGTGTTAAAGTCTGCAGCGCGCGTTAACACCCATGCAACGGCACCCGTTCCAACGGTGGTTAAAGTATAGATACCGTTTTGTGCAGGGGCTGCTTGATTCTTAACTAATATCCTTGCATTGAGCGCCGGGTTTTGTCCGTCTG